AAGATAAACCATACTTCCACCAGTAATCTTAGTTCCCATGTATGTAGCTAAAGTAGCCATACTAGTCATACGCATTGTGCCAGCATCATTAACAAGCACACCATCGGCATCTACAATAGCTGTTGTACCTCTAGCAGTATCACCGTCTATTATATTTAACTCTGCTGCAGTTGTAGTTACAACAACGCCAGCAATAGAAAGTGCGTCTGTTTCAAGAGTTCCATCAATGTCTGCATTACCAGACACATCTAATGAACCTGCATCTAACTCTCCTGTAAGAGTAATATTACGTAGTCCTGTATAGTCTTTGTTGGAATCCAATATAACAGCTTTAGATGCAACGGCTGTACCTACTGCAGTAGAGCCAATATCCAAAGCATTAAGTTCACCTACTACAGCAGTTACACCGTCAAGTGTATTGAGTTCAGCAGTTGTAGCTGTAACCCCATCAATGATGTTAAGCTCGTCAATAGAAGCACTAACACCTGAAGTGATTACTGCCTTAGAACCAATATAACCTGCCATTAGGTGATCTCCATATAACTCATTAGGACTGAGACTTTATCTGCGACTGAACAATCAATCTTAATTATATCTCCAACATTTAGTACTAGCTTACCATCAATCACACTGAGGGATGACCCTACTGGGATTGCTGCATCTTTAACTAAGTTGGCTGTTGTGTTCTGGGTTTGGCTAGTCTGAGTAGTTGTACTAACTAGCTGTGCCGTTGCAGTAACCTGTGCAGTGTGAACATTGGCAAGGGTCAACCCAAGTACAATAATTGTACTACCTGACTGTACAGTGTAGAGTGCTTCAGGTGTACCAGAACTAGCTGGCATTACATCATGTGAAATTGTCTTAAAGGTATTTGCCATTTATTTATTCCTTATCCAAGGGCAATAGCTAAAGCTGTGGCCTCATCTGCTGCAGTTAATGTCGTTGCAATTGTACCAGCAGTAGCTGGCAATGTCAAGGTAATATCTGCAGTTGAGGCAGGGCCAATTAAAGTTACTTTGTTTGATCCATTGTCTGAATCTTCAAAGAACTCAAGGAACCCTGCTGATGTAGAACCGTTCTTTAGCTGCACCCCTGCATTTGCTATAGGGGTAGTGAGTACGGGTGTAGTTAGTGTTTTGTTTGTTAGTGTGTCTGTAGATACACGTGATACTAAGGTTGAGCTAGAACCTTCTGGTAATAACATAGTGTTTGTAGCACCAGCAGAGTGGGGTTGTGCTTGAACTTTCTGACCGTGGCTGTTGCTCTCACAGTTATAGGTAATAGCACCTGAGTTAGTGTTACCCCGTACAACTACCGTACCTGTACCGTTAGGTGCTAGGTCTAGTGAAGCATTAGAAGTTGTAACAATGTCAGCCCCGTTAAGGTCTAGGTTGCCACCTAACTGTGGGCTGGTATCTTCTACAACATTAGCTATATCTGAGCTTGAACCAGAGCCAGCAAGAAAGGTACTCCTAGTAATTTTTTTAATTCCACCACCTGAAGTATCAAGGGCTATGATTACATCATCATTAGCTGCAGTACTTATCTCTGTTAAATCACCTATTGTACTATTACTTACATCAAGAATGTTTAGCTCTGCTGCAGTAGATGTAACACCATCTAGGATATTAAGTTCTGCTGCAGTTGAAGTAACTAACGTACCTCCAAGTTTAAGTCCATTTGAACCGTCATGGGATGCTACATCAAAATTAAATGCCCCATCTGCAAAGGTAGTATTACCTGTTATAGTAATAGTGCTTCCATCTGCTGTAATGCTATCTAATGCAATGTTACCTACGTTAGTAATATTAGCATCATTAAAGGATGTAGCACCTAAAGTGTTAGCTGCCGCTGTAGAAGTAACACCACCACTAACAGTAACTAATTGAGAAGCATTTACAGTAAAGGCAGTAGTTCCACCTGTTGCAACTGTAATAACATCAGAACCACTAAAAGTAATACTTGTATTTGTATCAGCATCACCTGCAATACTGTCTAGTTGTAATGCACCAACATTAGAAAGTGCAGCATCACCAAAGTCCAAAGCACCTGCAACAGTTAATGTACCAGATATATCAACATTACCATTCATGTCAATAGTAGTTGCTGCAATCTGTATCTCTGTGTCTGCTACAATGTCAAGCTGACCGTCAGTACTAGAGTTAAGATAGATAGCAGTATCACGAAACTGAATCTTCTCTGTTGACGCAATAAGTAGATCATCAGAAAACTCAAAGTAATCCTCATCCTCCATCCACTTAAAAAGACCATCATTACTTTCACCATCAAAGTTTACTGATATGTCTGTACCTGAAGTACCGTCACCAATAGTAATAGAGGTAGTAGCCAGCTTAGTGATTGGCCCACCTTCACCTGCAGTACCGTCATGTGTGTGACCTGTACTTGCTGCAAAGGCTGCTAAAAGCTGATCAAACTCATCATTAGTATGATCTGCTGTAATGGTATCCCCATCATTATACGTTGACTGTCTTGTGTATGTAGCACCCATCTAACGTCTTGCTCCTAATTGATATTCTAACTGAAACCCTTTGAGGGAGTACGGATTAGTTGTACCACCATCTTCTACCCTTAGTGCTACAGAAAATCCTGAACCTTCTACTGGCTGTCGTACAAGTGGTTGTGAAGGACCACCGTAAACAAATTGTGATGCACTAGCAGCAGTACTATAAACAGCATCGCCGTATGTAGCAGCTAATGATGTAGTGTCAAACGGATATACTGCAGGTCTAGCTGAGTCTTTATCTTCATTGTCATAACGTACAATCAAGTCAGCATCAATAGTGCCTTCTGGTTTGTAGTTAATAATAACCCGTTGCATGTGCTTACGAATACCATTATCACCAAAGCTCATGTCAGGGCTTCTATACTTACCTGAGATAGTTACACCATCAAAAGTATTACCAGATTCCTGCCGTTGTATAAATCCTAGAGTATCACCATGCAGTACAATTACATCACCTGTTTCTACGTGTGTATCAGTACAAGCAGTCTGTATGCCAAGTGTCTCAGAGAACTCAAAGGCTTCTTTCTTTAGTACACAGATAGCACCTTTAGATAGTCTTGCTGACTGACCGTCTTTATTAAAGAAAATCCTGTACTGCGTTTTGTCTGGTATGACTACACTGTCAAATGCTGCAGCGTCTTTAATGTTCTCATCAAACAAAGACTGAATGTTTTTACTAATCGTACCAAGTTCTGTATCACCAATACGTGCAGTCGCAGCAACAGTACGTAGTCCGTCAGGACCAAGGAAGATCAAGTCACCTGCAAATTCTTGTACGGTAAAGCTATTAATACAACCAATGTTTCTTGTTACTGGCTGTACTGCAAAGTCACTAAGTGTTGATCCTGTAAGTTTAAATATTCTATTCTCACAAAAGATAAACAAACTGTCACGAAAGACTTTTAGTGCAACTACTGTATCATCAACTTTAATGCTACCAGCACCACCACCACTACTAAAACCATCTTCATTAAAAGGCTCACTGAAAATTATCTCTTGTGGTATGGTAGACTTACCAGCATAGAACATATGATTTCTGTATGCAGCTACAACAGTAGCACCTGCTACGCTACTCTCACTAACATCTGTAGCAGCCATAGCAGCATTAAATACTACAGGGGCATTAGTTTGATCTACACAAATAATCTTCTCATTACCATCAAAGTTAAACCGTTCAAAGTGATACTTAGCAGCGTTAGTTCTACCTGTATCTCTTACTGTCCAACTCTCTGATACTACATCTGTTTTAGCATGTGCTGCTGCAGTAGTACTAGAAGTAGCCCTAGTTACACCAGTAAACGTAGTAGAATTAATACCTGTATAAGTAAATAACTCTGAGTTAATCTGTAACGTACCACTAGAAGAAAACCCTACAGTAGAACCTACACTAACAGTACCAGAGCCTGTCATGCCTGTACCTGAAGCAATAGAAAGAGCTAACTCAGCAGAGGTTGCAGAGAATATCTTTTCACCTCTGGCTGCTACTACTTTATTTGCAAAGTTAGCTACCATTAATACTTTTTCAGAATTGCTTGATGTAAAAGGAACTACGTGATTTATAAATTTACTGTAGCCATCTATTCTTCTGTAGCCACCTTCAATGTCTGGTTCAAAGTTTTCTAGTTCTAGTGCCTCTCCCGGTTGCATAAGAAAAGTAGAACGATTTAAAACTAAACCGCCCTCACAGTTAAATGCTACTGGTTGTACTTGGGAACTATCAGGCATTAAAAGGAAACCCCACCACTAAATCTACTAGGTCTGTAGACTACAGTTGATCTTACGTACTCGTATTTATTTATAAGCAAGCTCTGCATATTCTTAATGCCTTGCTCAAACCGTGTAAAGTTTAATTGGTACTGTTGCATTTCACCACGATACTGATAAACAAACCCAGAGGCTCCATCAATAACAATAGGAGCAAATCTATCTGGGATAGTAGTAACATCTCCATGTGCAGTTAAGTCATCAGGGAATGTAAAGTAATCAAATGTTAGAGTGTATTCTTTATCAGGAAATGGGTATAGCAAGTAGTTGTTATCTAGTGTGCGTACAATGTACTGTGGCACACTACCGTTATCAAACTGAGCTACCTTTACCCCACTACTATGCGTTGCTGCAGTAGTGCCACTAGCACCCCTAGTACAGCCTGTGAGGTCATTGCCAGATATTGCAGAATAGATAACTTGCTCACCAGCAATATGTACTGTGCCTGATGCAGCAAACCCTGTAGTAGATGTAAGGGTTAGTGTCGTAACAGAACTAGAGTGTGAGCCATTTAAAGTAGTTGAAACAATATCATCTTCTTGGTTAGCAAATTCTTTACTGATGTATTCGTTGTAATCTAGTTTAACTAAGTTAGTGCCAGAAACATTAAGATCAGTATTCTTTTTAATCCTAGCAGTATTGTAATCAATGTGTTTAGCACTAGTAGGTAAAGTGTATCTTACTGTGCCGGGAACTAATGTAGCGGTTTCTGTAGCATGATTAAAGGGATAACCAAACTCTTTCTGATTAATGTATCTAATAGCTTCATTAACAGCATTCTTACATTGAATCTGTACACCCCTAGCATCCGTAAAATTACTAGAAGTAAGTTGTACTTCGTTCATACGGGAAATAACATCGTTGGTTAATGAAAGAAATGTAAGAGCCATTATGTTTCCTCAAGATGCACTAAAGGGGCCAGCATATAGCCAGCCCCAAAAGTATATATTATATTACAGAAGATCACGTTGGGCTTCACCAGCCTCAGTGTGAGCAGCCGAAATATCTGCAATTACTGCATAGACACGAAGGCGTCCAGTAGCAGCAGCAGCACCAGCAATAACAACATCAATGGTATCTGCAGCAC